AAACTCCCTTATTCGTGAGGGTTTGCGACGTAAATGTTTTGTTGTTGGGTGCGAGTGTGACACCTTTGGTGATGAGGATTTGTTCGATCATTTCTTTTTGGAGCATAGTGCTCAAGAACATGATTTTTATTGGAAGCCTGAATACGATGATCGATTTGATCTCATCGAGGCTCGTGATAAGCCTGTTTATGCCGCTGTTACCACGGATATTCAGCAAAAACTCCCCAATCGTGGGGCTGCTCGTTTTGCTCGCGACACTATGAAAGGTCGCCAAAAGGGCAAACAAGGTGCTAATATTGCCTATTCAAAGGCAACTTCCACTCGATTAGCTGATCGAGGTGGATATAAGGAGGATCCTGATCCAGGATATCAAAAAGCTTATAGCGATTTCAAACATCAGGACTATAAGGAGGTGATTTTGCGACGCGCAAGAATCCCTCGTCCTGATCCTAAGTTTGACACTAATATTTATGATTCGGTTAAAACCATGATGACTCCACTGACGACTCAGTGGTCTAAAATGTCATATGGTGATATGAAGCGTACTGCTAGTATTTATCGTCTTGGTCTAAAAGATGATAAAACAGCTCATGGTGATTGCTTCCGTGGCCAGATAGATCAATATATCTGGGATTCGTGGAAAGCTTTCGCCACTGATAGTGCCCGATTTATGCCTGACGATAAGAAAATTGTTTTCCAGCAATTGTGTTATGACACTCGTCCCTTAAAGGCAATTTTGACCGATCCTAAGTATTCTGCTTTTGATTTGAATGGTCTTCGTGATGGCCTAGCCACTAATGAGGCCGCTTGGACTGAGTGGTTTGGTGACTGGGAAAATGAGGCAGTTGTTAGCCAGGTTTTAAACAACCATATTCGATACGGTTTATGTCGTTTTTGCCTTCAAACTGTCCCTCTGCGTGATATGCGAAAGCATATTCAGACAGCCCATCCTTCAATTTCTGGTTTTCCTCCTCCAGATTCAAAGCCTAGTGTCCCTCCAGTGACTATTATGCAAAGAATTCCTGCTGCCGAATTTGTTAACTATGAGTCAAATTTGAATTGCGATTTATGTGAGTTGCGAAATTGTCCTACAAAGGAATTTCTACTTGCGCATCGGCAGCATGTTCATAACGTTTCTATTTTAGAGGAACGTGCCAATCCTGATTATCGCGGTCATGTATTAGGCAAGAAGTATTCGATATCCGTTTTCAGAGATCACGATGGTAAATCCGTGTATAACTTCTGCTTGACGAAGATTCGATTTCGTGGCGATCCCGCCTATACGGCCTGGATTGCCCCTATCGCTGATTTTAAAAGCGAGCCTACGTCACATATCATGGTGAATGGAGCTAAAGTTTACTTAAATGCTCTTACTTACCATATTTTGGATATGTTCATGGTTATTCCTGATAATGAACTTCAGATTTCAGGCATTGATGCTCTCAATGCCACTAATGTTGAGTGGGCCTCTGGTGCTATAACTATTGTTCGTCATTTTGATACGACCAATACAGTTGGCCAGTGTGCTGCCACTCGAACAGGAAACCATGTTAATTACGTGTGTGAAACTTTCCCTGGTAATTGTGGGAGTCCCGTCTTGAGCTCTAGTGGCCAAGATAATGGATCGTGTATTGGTATACACGCTTATGGATCCATTCAGGGGGATCGTGTTGTTAATGTTGCACATCTTTTTTCCCTGGGGCATATTACGCGAATTCGTGCGATGATTGCCTGTAGAGGTAAAGGCATTCATTTAAACTAGGACCTCCCAGCAAAGCCCAGGCTGGTGAGGTTATTGAAACTGGTGATACCGTGCTTTTGTACGATGTCGCTTCCTCCAACAGAAAATCTAAACTTTGTGAAGCTTTAGTTGTTCATGATCCTGAAAGTGGTCGCAACTTGTTGCTTTATGATGTTATGAAAAGTGTGAAATCTAGCACATGCATGAATAAATATCAGTTTTTTACTCCTTTTTGTTCTACTAGCTATACCATTCCTCTTGGATCCAACACCATTCATCAACCTTTTTCGGAATTTTGGAAAAGTTATGGTGATGAAACATTTGTGCGCTCCCTCGATTATGGAGGTGTTTTGGCGAATAATGTTAATGTTTGGAAATCCATTGATAAAATGGATGCAAGGCATGGTCTTAGGGAAGGCTTTGATTCACATATTTTTGATGAGGCTATGGAAATGTCTTGGTCGAAATTGGGGTGGTGTTTGACTACTCCACTCAATTATGCTCCTTCTTTTGTTTTGAATCGTTCTGCGACTTTTCATTTCACTGCTGCTGGATATAAGACCAAGGGTGATGTTCTCATGGACCCTGATTTTTATCAATTGGTGTGGGATCCTTTTGATATGCGTTGTTGGTGGCGTGTTTCTCCGAAACACGAATATCTTGCAATAGAAGATATCATTAATGAAAACAAGATTAGAACTTTTATTATTCCCCCCATGCATTTGCTTTTTTGGCAAAAAGTGTTTGGTTGTGCTGACGAGAATATCAAGAAACATCAACCTGGTGACATCCGTTATGGAATTACATTTCAATATGGAGGTTACCATCGTATGATTATGGCTCATGGTGATGATCCTGAGTCTTTGATTTGGTATACGTTAGACGCATCTGGATGGGACCGTTTAATTCCCATTCTCAATGCATGTTGGGAACTTCGTAGGCGTGGTTTGTCAATACCACCCTCGATTCAAAAGTTTTATGATTGGATGATAGATAATACTGTCTCTTCCTATCTTCTCCTTCCAAATGGAGATGTTGTGTGGAAAAACTGGGGTAATAACTCTGGCAGTGGTACTACCACTGGTGATAATTGTATTATGCACCAAATCATTTCTGATTACACTAAAATATACGTTCAAAAGCGAAATATTGCTAATATTGATGATCATAAGGCCGATCTTTACGGTGATGATAATCAAGCAACTTTTCCTTGTATATGGAATTCAGATGAATTGGCTTCTATTCTTGAAAGTTTCAAACAAATTTTGGTGGAAGTTTACGGCCATTTTGGCCTAACCATCAAGAAACATACCTGTGTGGTCCAAAAGGGACCTATTGGCGTCCAATTTTTAGGCGCCACCTGTACAAAGCATGGTGAATTTTATCTACCTGCTTTTAATTCTAGCCGCATTTATGCCGCTATGACTACCTGTATCGATAAACACAGTATCGATGATGAGGTTAGTAAATGTTATGCTTTAATGCACCTTGCATGGAACGATGTTGAACTATTTGATGTACTTTACCAAATTTTGTTCTCCGCCATGCGAGATACTTCGGTTCAAGGACCTTTTCTTAACTCAGTACGAAAGCGAGGATTACCATCCCGCATAGAAGTTATCAATCGGTTCTGGATAGGAACTGAGGCTGACTCATTTTTTTGTCAGCCCGATTTTGCTCTTGAGAGCATCTCCGACATCACTGGTTTGTAGGTGGTGGAAGGTTTTAAAAATTTTATCGCGTGGATTAGACCTGGATAAAAATTTTAACAAATCTTGGATGTTTGGATGATGGTTAAGAACAATGGAAGAAAGAGTTTTATGTCCGCACCGAAGCGGAGGGGAATGACTCCCCAACAGAGAGAAGCAGCATACCTTCAAAGTATGCAATCTGCTAGGAATAGAAGTGGTTATCCACTTCCTCGCATTCCGCGGGGACCTAGACAGCCCCAACGTGCCGTCCAACGGCAAGCTCCTCGCCCCAGGCGTCCCGTACAGCGGAACCGTGGTGGTGGTGGTGCTATAGGTAATCCTAGCGTTAGGGGAAATTTTTTTGGTGGCACTCAAGCCCAAATGCGAATGCAGGGAACTCCTGCCAATAATCCTATGCCCTTGGGGCGTAGAAACATGCCTGTTCAGGGTCGATTATCCAAATGTGCGTCTTTGTACGCAGTTGGTGTTGTTAACCCGTTCAGTTTTGTTGATGGCTCCCTGTCCAAATATAATACCAGTATGGGTATCAATGTTGAAAATTCTGAACTGCCATGCATTCCTGAATATCCCGCAAAGAGCCGTAAAACTAAGGTCTTTGCTCGAGGTATTTTTACAACGAATGTCACTGGTGGTGCTGGTTTGCTTCTTGCTCCCAACCGCTTAGCTAATTTAGCTGGGACTGATGATTATACCCCTTGGTTGATCATAGATACCACTGTTGCTGCTGGTCCCATTTTTCCTAATGCGGACAGTGGTGGTGTTGTTACTCCCGGTTATGCTGTTATTATGCCAAATTCTGATTACACTGCTCCTGCTTTAGCTGGAGTTGGAACGACTACCCGTTTAGTTGGTGCTGGACTGCGTATTCGATACGCTGGCACAGAACTAAATCGTGGTGGTATTGTTCATTGTGTGGAACATATTTCCCATTCTTCTTTGAGTGGGTTAACTGTCGCAACTGTTTCGCAGTTTGAGAGTTATTTTCGTACTCCTGTTATCCGTGAGTGGTTAACTTTGGTGTATACTCCAATAAATACTCTTAATGCCCAAGCTAATGTTGATGAGCTTCATTTCAATAATGATCCTTCTCGACTGTTTTCAGTTCTTGGTGCTGCTGCTGGTCCTAGCTATCCCCATTTTATGGGGATGGTTGTTAATGCGTCTGCCCAATCCGTTTTTGAATATGAGGTCGTTGGTCTCTTTGAGATCCAAGGTCCTACTATCCGCGATCTGACTTATTCAGAATCCGATATTGTTGGTTCACAGATGATACGAAATGTCGTTCGTCCTGAAACCCAACTTATCCGTAATGAAGAAGGTCCTTCGGGTATTTTCAAACTGATAAGGCAAGGCGCTCAGTTGTTGACTGATATTGTTCCAATTGGAATTGGTATTGGTAAAACTATTGCTCGTGCTCTGTTTTAAGTGAAGTTTTAATCTTTTTAGTCTTTAAAAAAGATATATTTATGAGTTCTTTTGAGAACCTAGGTGAGTACTTACAATCCACCGCAGCTTTTTACTGCGTTAAATTGTTTAAGAAACACCACAAACTTTTTGGTATATGGAAGGTCACCATTGCTAGCTGCTCTCCCCGATTGAGAGACACCTGCTTGGTCAGCCTGTTCCTACCAATTTAATAAAATTAAATTTTATTTCTATTTTCGACTGTTCGGAAACCTTTAAATATTCCTAATGGGACGTATTCGTATGTTCTGTGGGGGAGGTTATCCTGAG